GTTCTTTTGAATACGGACAAGGTAATTGGATTAGGGACGTGTGGACAGACTTTGTCGATACTTTTTTCAATACTAATGTATAAAAAGTAACTTACTTCGATCCAACTGTCGGCGCTTAGGTAATCCCGTAGCTTTTTCATTGTGTTTTGAAAATTGAACCAATTATAGTCGATACAATCCTGTTTGAACCGAAAACGGTACTGAACTAAAAAGAAGTGACTGACTTGTTTTAGCGTTACTTCTTCGAACTGCTTTTGTGCTAAGTAGTTCGATACTTGCGTACCTACATATAAATAGTCCTGGTCTCGTTGAGATAAGGAACTAGCGGACTGACCGAACAGTCCTCTAGTCGTGTTCTTTATTTCCTTAAATTTTAGCGTAGCATTTTGCTTGTCCATTGTACGCGATTTTATGCGCTCTCTACCCATGTTTTTCTCCTCGTAGTGTTATGTTACGACTTCCACGTTAAACGCGAAAATAGGTACGAAATATTAAGAATTTTTGCGGGATTTAGACGTCTTCTTCCTGGACTTCTTAAATCGCAGCGTATAGGACACGGATTCCACAATAGCAGGCTTCACCACGTCAGCGTCAAGTTGCTTGTTATAGATCAAGTCCTCTAATAAATCTTCATGGATTGTCGGCTTCATTACAATAAGATTTTGAAGAGCTTCCTTGTCTTTACCTTTTGCGTCCTTAATTAAATCTTGGATAATACTAATGAGCATAGTCTCGTCCATGGATGACTTAGTTGTCGATGAACAAGTCACTTGCCATCCGTCGGCTTCTGCAGACTCGATGTCTTCGGTAAGCATATACTGTTTGATTAGCTCTTTGTCATTTTTGACCGCTTTGTTTAGGATCCCTAGTTCGTAGTTATTTTGCGCAAGTTCCGGAAGTAGTTCAAGGAACTCTTTTTCACTTTTAATTTCGCTCATTATATTTTCTCCTTCATTAGTTCATTAAGGTCTGTAGCTACGACCTCTTCCATTGCTTGTTTGAACTCTTTTCGTTCCTTGGCAATCTGTTGACGTTCTCCCCACATGTGCTGGCGATTGTAGAACGCTAAATCACCTGGCATTAAGGAGTCTCTAAACTTGATCAGTTTATCTACACCTTCTTCGCTCCAGTAACGTGTTCGCTTTTGGTCTAAATCGTTACGGAACTTAGGTAGCACAAAAGGGAAATGAATATTATTTTCCTTTGCGTACTCGGCGGCGCCGTACCATACGCGAGAGATAGTCGTTTGACTACGCTCTACCATTTTACATACTTCCGAAATTCGGTAGTATTTAACTCCATCAATTACTTTCATTCAGTAACCTCCGTATCTTCTTACATTGTTCCGGACTTGGTAACTTGTCCAGTTGAATGAACCTTTTCAGTTCCTTTTGGTTGCAATCTAAATGGCTACAAAGTTCTTCCTTTGTATACCTGTCTTGTAAGGAAGGTATCGCTAAACAATGATCAATAGGTGTCCAAGACTTGTCACGACTTTCAATCTTGCGTTTAGTGTCCTTCCTTAGTTCGTTATACCGTTTTCTAAAAGCCATATCTTCTCCTATTTCCGTAGCAGTAGGTCAAACACGTTCGACAATTTATTTCGAAGAGGTTTACCGTCTACAATATAGTCGGCTAGTTCCCCCTTACTTGCTACAATGTCTTCGATCGTCTCGTCCATTGTGCCCTTACAAACTAGCGTGATAATGGACACGGTAGAAGTCGCACCAATGCGATGAGCTCTATCCTCTGCCTGATCCTTCTCCCCTTTTGTCCAAGGACTGTCCAGGAAAATAACGGTCGTCGCCTTAGTTAAAGTGAACCCTGTCCCTAATGCTCCAATAGTGCCGCAGATAATAGCCGGGCGTTTGTCGTTTGTAAATTGTTCAATGACTTCGAACTTATCGTCCGTCTCCCCTGTTACTAAATAACAAGGCGCAAGGGACTTGGCTTGTTTAGCAAAAGGAGTGATAATCTTTTCCCAATTACTGAACACAATTACCGATTGATCGTTGTCTATACATTCTTGGATAATTTCCAAGGCGCGTTCAAACTTTGCGGACTTGACCTTTTTAGTTGTTAATACTTCCGGGTTACCTGTAGCTTGGCGCAGTCGAATAGTCTCTGCTAGTGGATTGGTACTTAACATGACCTTGTCGATGTCTTCAATGAGCTTTGTTCGAACTTCGTTGTAGATTTTAGCTTGATCCTTGTTCATGTCGACGTACTCGGTCGATCGAATCTTTTCAGGTAAGTCTAAAACTTGTTCCTTGGTTCGCCGAAGCATATTGTCCATCACTAAATTTTTCAATTCAGTTAAGTTGCGGTAGCCTGTTACCTGTCCAAAATTATCAAGGACGCAGTAACGTTCTTTGAACGCCGAAAAGGAGTGCCGTTCAACTCCTAGCCATTTTAAGATGTTGTAGGTATCTACAGGTGAGTTCAGTAACGGGGTTCCCGTAAGCCCTATCTTGTAAAAACTGTTCAATGAATGTAACGCCTCACCTTGTTGGCTAGTAGGGTTTTTACATTTATGGATCTCGTCTACTACAACCATACCTATCTCACCTGTATTAGTAAGTTCCTTTAGCGCCGAAGTGAATGACTTGTCTCTAAGAGTTTCAATGTTAGTAATAAGGAAATACTCTTTATGGTCTAATAGTAAATCCTCTACACGTTTTTGAACTCCGTCAATAGTAAGATTACCTTTTCGATTTACCCTGCTACCAATGATATGAGCTTGCTCGTTTGAATGAATTTCGACCTCTTTAGCCCAATTCCATTTCAGTCCAGACACGCAGCAAACGATCAAACAATGATTGAACTCGTGCTTACGGCTGACGGCAATGTCAATGGCTTGCTTAGTTTTCCCTAATCCCTGTTCATCACCTAAAAGGAAGCAAGGATGATCCTTCGCATAGTCGAAGCTCTCTACTTGATGTTCAAAAGGTTCAGTTTTATAACGGAACTCACCTGGCGTAGCCTCTACAATTCGATTTCGACTATCAATGTAGGATTGAACATCTTTTGGAACTTCGCCAATGATTTCTAAATCCCAATACTCCAAAGCGTGTAAAACATCTTGGAAATACCTAATAGGTACCTCAAAATAATTATAGCCTCGTTCTTTGATCTTAGGAAGCGAGGATAGCTGCGTACCTAGTAGCTCCTCGTCTTCCTTATCGTTCAAGTCTGGGATTGAAATGTAAATACTGTTTCCTCTTTTGTGCATACGGGATTTTTCGATTTTTAGTTCGATCAACCCTTAGCTCCTTTCACTGAGTATGCGATTAGTTCCATCGCAGTATCCAAGTCTTCTTCCCGTCTAATAGTAAAAAATCCGTCAATTGGCCAACCGTATTTCGCAGGAACAATTCGATCGAGTTGTGCTTTCATTTCTTCCGGCATTGCACGTGACAAGACGTTGATGCGGATTTTTGACTTAGTTTGGAAGATTTTCACAAAGTTGTATTGATGAGCGTACTTAATGAACGATTGAGTCACTCCACGACGAGACGCAGGGAAGTCATGCGCAATACGGTCTTCAAGTTGTTTAGTCAAAGATAGCACGGTGTCGGACTTAGGTGTCCCACTCTTTGCGTTCTTGCGTTTTTCCTTAATCTCTACGACTTCCTTATCGTCCTGCTTGTCAATAGCTTCTACAACTACGACAGTAGTAGGACGAGGACGGCGGTTTGTACGTTTAGACACCTTTGGACCTGCAGTAAGTTTAGCTTCTGCTTTAGGTTCTTCCTTAGGCTCTTCCTTTTCTGGTACGGATTGAACTGAATACCAACGTTCGAAGGTAGCTTTTGAAACCTTAACAGTCTCTTCGCTGCTAATGTTCAATAGTTCGACCTTTTGTTCCTTCTCGTCTAAAGATACTACTTTAAACTCTTTGCGGTTGCGTTTGTTCAAAAGGATTGTACCTTTTACAAGTTCGTTGAAATTTACTTTCATTTCTTTACCTCCAGGACATTGTCCATTTCTTTATTTTCTTTATTATAACGTATTACCCGGTAATAGTCAACCCTTTTGTTCGAAAAAGTTGAACTTTTTTTTATAAAAAAAAATCCAGGTACCGAAATACCCAGATTTTTCTGTAATTAAAGAATCACAAAGTAGATAAACAATGAACAATAATAGTATACGAAAATTGAACGAAATTGTCAATCGACTAAAAATAGAGTAAAATCAAAATCCCGCAAGGGTTGAACCTTACGAGATTAAGAAGAAACAATATTTAGAAAAGAGCTTCCTCCTCTCTCTATAATTTCCAATCCTCTGGGGATACGAGGTAGGTCGTGTGACCTACAAGTTCAATCTTAGTTCCTGCCGCAGGCATGTTCACTGCGTTCACTAAGACATTACCGCTAGTTAAAATAATGAAGTCAAGTTTTGTATTAGGCAAAATTTGACTGTTCTTTAGGACTGCGCACGAGATCAGTACGTTGTGCATAGGTCGAAAACCTTCAACGATTTTACGACCGATTGCGTAAGTACCATTTCGGTACGCTGTTCCAATAGTGTTCAAAAATGCGTAACACTCACCCTCTTCATTACGTTGGAGATAGATCTTTTCTCCATTTAATAACTTGAAGTTTCCTTCAGCGTTTTCACTTACTTTCGGCATCTTGTCCTCCTTGCTTAGTAGTGATAAGCCCGTCAGGCTCCACTTTGAACGACTCTTTATCCGCCAAGCGTCCATCCTCTAATAGCATGTAGTAACCGCCATTATAAGGAACGAACGTACTTGATTTCATGTCCCCGTTGGTAGCATCACAATAATACCAATTATCGTAATACTTAATCCAGCCGGTTTGCATGGATCCGTCGCGGTTAAAGAAGTACCAGGCTCCACCGATTCGCTTCCAGGACGTAGCCATATAGCCGTCCTTATCGAACCAATACCAATTTCCATCGGTATGGTGTAACCATTTTTCAGCTAGCATGTATCCTAAATCATCGAAGTAGAACCATGCTTTATTGTCTTCGATATATTCGAACTGCCCTTTTGGATAAGTTCCATTAGCGCGAACATACCAAAAACCAGTGTCGTCTTTTTGCCAGCCACGTTTAGGTTCAACGGCTTGCTTACCTTCGTCCGTTAGACGGTAAACGTAGTAGTAAGGACGTCCCGCATATAGCCAGCGTTCATCGTGGTCATTTACGGAGATACCGTCATACGGCCAATTACAGTGAATGATATTATCACTGTCAATGAACATACCTGTATGACCCCCAGCACCTGATGAATACCCTTTACGACCCCAGATGAAGATATCTCCACGCTGAGCGTCCCAAGGTGTATTTTCGGCTATTAGTTCATAACCGTTTTTAATCAACCAATCATGCTCGTACTCGGTATTGACCGCCCAGCCTGCTGAGACGGCGCCCGCACTAAGCAAAGCATAATAGATTGAACTTGAACAGTCATAAGAGTCTGGACCGTTTCGGTAGTCCATGCTATAGGTCACTTGACCCTTGCGGGCTTGCATCCAAGCAATACCCTCATCAATATTTACTCCCATTAGGCCTCCTGATCGTTTTCAGTTGCGGCTTCCTGTTCCTTTTGGTAATTCTTGCTAGAAACACCAAGGACAGTACCTGCAAAGGTAGCCACAAGAGCAATAGTTCCAGTGATAGCGCTTGTATCGAATTTATACAAGACACCTAAACCAGTAATCAAAGCAATCGCTGCTGGAACTACTACGGTTACGGTGCGCTTCGCTACGTCATATTGTTCGTTAGATAGCTTCATTTATATCTTCATCCTCTCTAATTGGTAAGTCCTTGTATTTTTCGTACAAGGCTTCGACTTCACCATTTCCGCCAAGGTTTTTATAACTTTCGAACAAAATAGATAGTTCTCTAAAATGGTCTAAAGTTGTATACCCCCGCATGACCTCTCGTTTTAGGTCGTGATAAAGACGGTAACGTTGAATTTTTTTAGTTCCGTCTTGTATGACGTCATTTTGGTGATTGATTTCTACTGTCCTTCGGTCGATCCCGTCAACCTGTCCCTTTAGGTCTCCTAGTGTACTTGAAATTTCCTCTAATACGCTCTTAGCTTTATTAGAGTGCCACTCGAAGATTTTATTGACAAGGACAGTGAGTAATCCCGTACACGCTGTAATAATCGTCGTTAGGACGGCCGTGTCTGTTAGCCAATCCGGCATATCCTAACCCTCCTTATCCAGCGGCTCCAGCTTCTTCCGCCTTAGACTGTTCAGCTAAAATTTCATCTTCGATTGCGTACCGAGTTTCACGCAATTTTTGTTCGTCGGTTCGAAGTTCTCTACGATGTGCAGCGTAAAGGTCTGCGTCATGCATAGTCTCGGATACTTGCGAAACGGCGTTGGCGTCGATATTGATAATTGTAGTCTTAACGAGTTTCTTTTCAGTTCCTTGACCGACGGAAAACTCCGCTACCAATTGTCGTGTTTTTGTAAGTTCTAACATAGGTCTCACCTCCTTTCTACCCATTATTATAACATGATTTTGGTTCAAATTAAATACGAAAACTTACATTATCTAAATTTAACCATTTATTATCTACCTGAGATTTTACCACTAAGCGCCCGTCTGTGTAGATACACAAAATAGCATTTCCGTAGTCGTTATTCAGTGCTTGTAGATACATAGAAGTACGAGGTCTAAATCCTTCAGGTAGCATTGCGATTACGGCTTCTTTGTCCGTTGAACCTTTCCATACGTTACCTTTTAAGTGAACAACTCCGTCGAGCGTTTTTGTGTAAAAAGCGTCACCGTAAGTCGAATAATGGTTCCAACCACTTTGAAGAACTAGCTTTTGCCAACTATAATTCTCCATGTCTTGTTTAAATAGGAACTCCTTCCATCGACCGGGGTTCCATCTACTTGCGTCATTTGACGTACGCAAGAACATTCTTCCGGACATTGTAGTGAAAAACTGAACAATTTTCCAACCGTCTAACCAGAAATTTCGAAATAGTCCCCACTCGCCTCGGGTTCCCGTAGGGTTGTCTTCGTACTTAGTGCTTCGCCATCCAAATTCTGTTGAACGTTTGTTCCAAACGTCGTCCCACTGACCTCCTCCACGACTTAGGCCTCCGTCTGGGTTAGTAAGTCGGTACTGTTGAACTTGTTGTCCACGAGCAAAGA